ATTCGTAGGCACGTCCGATTAGATGGCTACACACGGACAGCGCTGGTAAATGGAATGTTGCCGACAGAACGGCGTGTAATCTTGCGGGCCGGGATGTTTGAATCAACTGCGTCCAGCACACTGTTCAGTGCAATCTGGATGTTGGTTTCATCCCATCCGCCAGTGGAGCACACGCCCCAGTAGGAGTACAAAACTCTGGCAATGTTTGCTTCTGACCAGAGAACTGTTGTAACTTTGCCTACCCACAAATTTTCTAGGGCTTGTGTTGCCCAATTACGGGTAATATCGGTATTGGCTAGTTGAATTGTTGCATCTAAATTATCGCCTTTTAAAGAGGCAACTGCTCCACCAAAGCCAAACGGCAAATAGCGATAGCCTTTGCTGCTGTAGTTGATTTGATCGCCGATTCTAAAATTCTGAAAAGTGAACTCCGTCTCTTGCCCGGCAGGGCCAACTTCAAACAAGTGGCCGTAGTTGAATTCCATCAGATCCGGAGCCTCCCGCGTGCAGCGGCGCTATTGGTCAATGTGCGCATGGCGCGGCGCTCACCTTGGATGGCTCCCTGCTGTGCGGCCTGTGCCATACCAGCCTGGAACTGATCAGCGGTGACGTAATCCACGTTGTTGATGCGCTCCACGCTGTAACGCACGTCGATTGGTTCCATTGTGGCCGCACCTGCTGCTGCCAGCGATGCAGCGTCACCTTCTGCTGCAGCGGCTGCACTGCCGGGGGTTGAACGGTAACGCTTCATTGCACCATCCAGGCGAGCGGCAACACCAAGCTTGCCGTCAGCGCCACGCTTGAGCGGCATGATCGCCTCAGGGCCAGCTTCGCCCATGACGCCATTGTTAAAGGTGCCGCCATCTGCGTATTTGAAGAAGGTCGGCTTGGTGACGATGCCGCCCATAGCGAAGGGCTGAATGCCATTGGCTGCGTAAACATTTCCTTTGGCGTTCAGCAGGCTTGGACCTGTAAACACTGAAGGATTGAAACCAGCTTGGCCAGTGCTAAAAATACTGCTGTAATTTGGCGCCGTACTGCCACCAAGAAGGCCAAGCGCCCTCATGACAGTTCCATAAAGAATCATTGAAATTTGCTGCGTGATAATTTGCTGTGCCATATCTAAGAAATGCTTACCAATTGATGCCATCAAGTCGGCAAGTGCTTGTTTGGCAGATTTGGAACCAGTAATTGTTTCAGTGAAAGCACTGGAGAATGCTTCACCTATTTGCATGGCACCAGCATATACTTGATTCTCAAGCGAAATCATCTCTTTAAGCTGCTCTCGCATCTCTTGGAATCGCTGCGCCGCTGGCGTCATGAATTCCTGAGGCTGGTACAACTGCTCTCCGCCAAAGCCACCGCCTCCAGCTTGGCCGAATTCAAATACGCCAAGACCAGCTCGACGGCCAGCTTGGCGCATCTGCGAGGTCAGACCCATTGACTCAAGAATTTGGAGCTGCAACTGAAGCTCTTCTGTGATCGTCTTTTCCGCTTCCAGTTGAAGCTCTTTATATTCAATCTGATTTCTAGATATTTCCTCTGCGGTCTTAGACACATCAAGCCCCTGCTTCAAGCCCTGAACACGCAGATCCTCCAAGCGCTCTCTCGTCTCATTTAGATGCGTTTGCTTGATGTCAATCCCAAATTGTTTTTGCTTTAGATCAAGAATTGCAAACTCAATCCTGTCGGCATCGCGACGAACCAGTTCTTGACGCTGCCTTTCAAGCGTCGTCAGCTCTTCAAGCTGAAGCGTACGCAGGCCAACGTCCTGCAGGCGCATTGCATTGCGCAGGTTTTCTTCATAGGCACGCTGCGCTTCACGTGCCGCTTTCTCTGCTTCACGTGCTGCTTTTCTACTGTCACCGCTGTCTGCACCGGCACCAGACAAGTCAACCCCAGTGCCGCCACCGAATTTAGGCGGAACAAATTCAGGGAAAAGCTGTTCCGGTGTAAATTGCGGCTGCCCTGCGCCCATGGCGCCAAAAATTCCACGCCTTATTGCATTGCCTAGTGCAACGCCAGGATTGGCCTGCATTAATTGATAAAAGCGCTGCATAGTGCGCCCAAATGCACCAGCAATTTGCGAAAGAACTTTGAATATTGCGGCGCCGGCATTCACCCAATCTGTAACATATTTTTTAATTTGCGCACTATTCGCGTTAACCCAATTGATCATGTTTGCAAGGAAATCTTGCAATCCAGATCCGGTGCGCTGGAAAAAGCCGCCAAAATTTTCTGCAGCAGTATCAAGCGCGATCTGCAAACGCACGCCAGCTTTCTCCGGCCCTTCTGCGATCAATTGAGCAACATCGTCGTACTCCTCAAACTGATCGGATGCAAATTTCACAAAATCTGCAATTGTTACTTCGCCTTGCTCAAACGCCTTAGAGAGCTCGGGTAGCGTTCTTCCTGTTGACGCAGCAAATTTGGCTACAGCCCCCGGTAAGCGTTCGCCAATTTGACCCGACATTTCCTCGGCGCTTACTTTGCCTTTTGAGAGCACCTGAGTTGTTGCCCTAATTAGAGCATCAAGATCCTGCTGCGATTTACCAAAGGCAACGCCAGAAGCAATGATCCCCCTGTAGATCGCTTCTGTTTCCTTGAAAGTGAGATTATTGGCAGCAGCGGCAGTAGCAACTTGCGCTAAACCTTCAATCGACGGACGCAATCCAACTGCATAGTCAGAGCTAACGGATCGCGCAAGCTGAAGCAACCTGTTGTACTCTTCCTGGCTAGACGCAGCTTGCGCAAGTGTTGTTTTGGCAAGGTTTAATTGGGCGACATATTCCCCAATTGCTCCAGCTTGCTGCCTGAGCATGCCAATTTGCGCGCCAACTGCCGCGCCCGCAAAAGCGCCGCCAACCGTCCCGAGGCCGGGTATTAGAGATCCACCGATAGCTCCCCCTAGGCCACCAAGCAAACCTTCTGGGCCGCCAAAAATACCGCCTGAAATAACAGCACCCGCAGCTTGCACAGCCTGCCCAGCCGTAATACCACGACGCCTCCGGCGATCTCTTGCCTCAAGCTGCCTATCAAATGCAGCCAGCTCGTCTCGGAAACCCTTTTCTCTTACTCGGCCTTCAAGGTCAAGCCCCTCAAGCATTTTATCAATTTGAATTTGATCATATTTTGATTGCAGTTCTACACGACGAATGCGCGCATCTTCGTAGATGCGATTCACGTCATTCATCGCTTGCTGGATTGATTCCTGCGCACGACGGCCAGCTTCTGGAAATGCTTGCGGTCCAATCGGTGTTGGATATGCAGCCTCTTCAACCCTGATGCGGCCAGGCGTTCTGGCGCCAGCGGCAATGATTGCTCCAGTCGCAGGATCCCTGAAGCCGCCAACACCAGGCGCCATTGGGCCTTGCGTTCTGTAATATTCCTGAATTCCCGCAATTTTGTCAGCACGTCGCTCAACGCCAGCCTGAGCAGCATCTAAACGGCGAAACGCTTCTGCGGTACCGGTCAGTTCGCGACGCAATTCACGTTGAATATCCGCCATGCGGTTGGATACTTCAACGTATCGAGCGCTGCCACGCTCTACGTTTGCAAGCTCTCTGCCCAATTCAGAAAGCTGCTGCTCAAGAGCTGCGGTTGTATCTGGTAAACCCGGAAGCCTCGATGGGTCCGCGTAGCCCCCTCTAAAAACAGGGCTTTGAAACGCTTGAAATCCAGCAATAACTTCTGCCCGACCAGTACGGCCCGCTTGTGTTATAGAAAGCAGTTGAATGCGCTCTAATGTTTCAAGGTATTTTTCCGAATCAAATCGAAGTTCAACTAGTCCACGCCTTAGCGTTGCAATTTGACTGCTAAGCTTCTCAGGAGTTGCACCAAAGCCAGCATTTAACGCACGGCTAAACTGCTGAGCCTCGCTTCCAAGACCTGTAAGCTTTGTCTTAACGTTGTCAATATCTTTCCCAAGCTGCGCAAAAGCAGAAGACCCCGGCCTTGTTTGTCTTTGAAGCTCAGTTAAGGCGCGAACCTGTTGCTGCAATGCCTGAGCGTTGCGTTCGGAAGCGGCAGTAGCGCGAAGTATTGACTCGCGCTGTTGATCAATTGCGGCTGTGATGCCACGCAGCTCAACCTCAAGCGCAGCAATATTGCTTGTTAATTTATTATAAGTTGAAGAGCCAATTTCAGCCTGCCCGCGCAAGCCCTTGAAAGCTTCAAGCTGTCCGCGAATAACTTGCTCAGTTCTGCTGCTTGCGTCACCGAACTCAATAATGCTGCGACGAGCTTTTTCGATTGTTGCGTTTGACGGGCCAATGGACTTTTCAAGCTCGCGAAACGAACTCTTCAGCTTGTCCAGGCCCTCAAAGCCCTGGATGCCAAGCTTGACGAGAATTTCGCTTACCTGTTTAGCCATCCTTGTCCTTGGCCAATTCGCTTAACGCTGCAGCCTCCATTGTCTGGAGGTCTTCAAGCATCTCGCGGCGATTCTCCACATTGTAGAGGTCGAACATTCCGCCGGCCGCAAGCAATACGTCATATCGCAGCCCCATATAGCCGGCCATCGTGGTTGTCCACTGCGTTTGCATCCGCAGGAACATCATCACAATGTCCCAGTTTTCGTCCCACACCTCAAAATCATTTGATCGCTCGGCAGGCTGCTCGGGGAGGACGATGCCAAACACAGCAGCGTCCTCCTTCGTTTTGTCTTCTACTCTCTTGCCGCCGCCTGCCCAATAGACGGCAGCATCTTTCAGTTTCCCCGGCGACCGCCCTCAAAGGTCTCGGTATAAGCCTTCAGCACGCCGCGAATCCAGTACGGATCATCGCTGAACTCACGCATTGCCTCAATCGAGAACGGCACTTCCTTGCCTTCCTCGTCAACAATGCCTTCCCAGCCGACCATGATCACCTTCAGCAGATCAAGCTCGCCCTTCTCGCCCAGCTTCTGGAACTCCTTACGACCAACGCGCTTGAACTTGGCATCAAAAGTGGCCGTATCAAAAGTGCCACCGTCACTGGGCTCCTCGATAGTGACCGGCCAAGAAAAAACTTTAACTTTTTTACGGACAAATGCCATGCGTAATGAACGCGATACTCAAACAGCATACACCAACGAAAAAGGGGCCGCATTAGCGACCCCTAAACCGTCTTGACCCGTCACACCTTAATCAGGTGTAAACAAAGTTGAACTCATCGTTTCCAGTGGTGGAAGGCACGCAGGTGAAGGGGATGGTCAGCATGTGAATACCATCCTGATCGCTGTAGCTCACATCGCCGATATCGACCCGGGTAGAGGCGAAGTCAAAGATGTTGCCAGCGGTCTGACCGTGCTGGAACAGCAGGTTGCCCAAGCTGCCATCGCTCAGAGCTGCAGTGAAGTAGTTTTTCTGAGCCATAGTCGGAGCTTCAATCACGACGCTACCGGTGCTAGCACGATCAGTCAGCAGCACTTGTTTGGTGCAGTTGATCAAATCGCGATACACCAGCGTGTTGCCGATATCGAAAGTCACCGACTGAAGGCAACCGCTGTAAGACAGCAGTTCAAACCCAGTGGTGTTGCCCTGCTTTGCGATTACAGGCGTGGCCTGGTTCGCATAGGTCACGGAGGGGGCAGCGGTATCAGTTGGTGTGTTGTACACACCAGTGAAAGTGAAATCAATGGAAGGGATCTCACCCACAGCCATATTGAGGCTGAAAGTACCGCGAGCGCCGGTCACCTTGTGCAGCACACCATCAATGTTGTAATAGATGGTGCAGCTACTAAAAGCAGAGCTAACAGGGGCATAGGTCACGCTGGTGCTAGCAGATACGGTTTCGCTCATGCCGCAAGCAAGCAAAGCTTTGCCGTAGCGGGGAGCGGTGCCAGCAGTGCCAGATCCAGCAAGCTCAACACTGAATGTGCATTCAACGCGAGTGTTAGCAAGCAGTTGCTCAGATGCACCCAGATAAGGGCGCACCAGATCGCGGCTTACGACATCACTCTGCAGAGGAGTGATATTCAAATCCCGCACCAGAATGGCGTCGGCGCCGTCGGGAGTCGGATCGGTCCCGTAAGTCGTCTCCGTCTCCAGCAGGATCAGGCGTTTCCGAGTTAGAAGGGGCATTGGAAATTACCTCTGGTCGTTCAGGTGGCAGCGTTCGTGAAACAAGGGTACGAACGCCTGTCTCGGGGTCAAGGATGTACGAGCCACCTTGCCCTTGAAACTCATCCATTACTGTAAATCGGGTGGCTTATCAGACTTTAGGACGACAAACTCGCAACGCTAGTCCGATATTGAACAATATAATCATTGAAAATTACGCCTGCAGGCTGATCGGCATCAACAAGATTGAATGACACTTCATCAGGCTGCACGTCAATTGCGTAACCACCAAGCGTCAAATCGGCAACCATGTTGGCGTGCATGCTTTCAATCACGGGATCAGCAAGCTGATCGGGCACATCACCCCTAACGATCACGCTGACCCTGACACGCATGCGCCAGTCCAGCGTTGGCAAACTGGTGTTCTGAGTTGGCGTATCACTGATCGGCTCTACCACGATCGCTGGTGACTCAGCGCGCTGCACAGCGGTTACTCGACTGCGATAAACGCGACCATTTACTCCCGCCGTGCCAGCCAAAGCGGTAGTAATCGCTGTCAAAATTTGCTCACGCTTGGTCGCCATTGAATCCTCGCTGTGGAAGCTTGCCAAACGGCCCTGGATCCGAGCCGCCGCTCACGATTGATTTCGCTCGATAATAAATGTAACAGTCTGTTTTGCCCGCCACCTTCAAAGCCTGCATCACCTTGACCCAGTTTTTGAAGGTATCGCGGTCCATCGCTACAGCACCACCCCTGGTCCCATCACGACCAAGGCCCCCGTATTGCTATTCCCCCTCGTCACGCGACCGATTGGCTGCTTGTTGGTCGGAGCCGCAGTGGTAAATCCTCCACCCTCTGCAACATACAACGCTGAATTGACCGCATACCCATTGGTATCCATCATCGTGATCTCACCATTGATCACTACATGTCCATCAGCATTGGCCGCAAGAGCCGCATCAAGAATTCCAATTGCAGGCATCTTGGCAAGGTTGGCAGCATCAGCCGCCGCCACAATCACAGTTGCAGTGTCGCCAACATTTCCTGTGATGTAAACAGGCGTACCCTTAGCAAGGGTTGATGCAGTGCCATTGCGGCAATGAATATAAACAGGGCCAGCAAGGGCACCGTGAATATGGGGCAGCGTTGCAATACCAGTAACAGATAATGTCGTAAATGTTGGATTGTCATATCCCTGCACATACAGCAGCGAATTCCAAGCTGTCGTCCCATCGCCCAGCTTCAGCTTTCGCGTATCAGATTCAAATCCGACCTCGCCAGCAAGCAGCACCGGATTGGCCGCCGTCCAAGCCGCAGCAGTACCGTTACGAAGCTTGAAGCGCGTAATCGTGTCGCTCATGGCGTGCCACCGTCAAGTACATTCCCGGCCACATACGTCGTCGCAGGGCCGCCTCCATCAAGAATAACGACACTGTCTGTATCGACTCCATCTCCATCAAGCACAGCAGCAGACACTGCAGCCAACACTGGCGTCGCGCTGCGCTGCAGCATCAAATCGCAAAATTTTCCGTCATCTAGCAATTCAACCGATCGAACCGTGTAAGGCAACCCATCGACGTTCACGCCAGCGCCATATTGCAAATCACCAAACAAGCTCGCAAGACAAGTGACTTTGTAGTCAGTCGTCAGCACCACGCCATCCGCCACCATTTCGCTCGGCATATCAAGAATTCCAAGCCCACTCGCTGACCCCGCTGAAATCGGCACACCGAAATCAGCAAGGAATACGGTTAGGTCTTCCGTGAATGCCATCGTCATTAGCAGGCCCGATGCTGAAAGCAGAGCGGGAACGGTGAAATTCTAAGCACAAAAAAGCCCCAGGTCACCGAAGCAACCTAGGGCCCCTCTCCGTCCGCTATCAAGCGTACTTCTTCACGCCAACACCATTGATGGAATAGGTGTGGGTAGAAGTCGAAGTAGTCGACACAGCCTTGATCCAGCGCTTAGCGGCGCCCTTGGGGAACACCAGATACTGCTTAGAGGCAGAGGTGCTCACCTGAGTGAATGCCACAGCAGCAGAAGCAACTTCAGAACCGCCGCGATAAAACGCAGTGGTTACATCGGTGTAGCTACCGCCAGAGGTGTCGCTCGACTGGATTTTGACATCCAGAGTCGAAGTACCACCAGCCTCGACATCAAGAATAATCACGAGGTCGCCCTCGTAATCATTCATGTCAACAGCGGTGCCATCCAGGTTGGAAGTGCGCTGAGCAGTAGGAGCAAGCGCAAAATGCTGCAGCTTCTCCAGACCGGTAGAAAGAATGGCCATGATCAGTCCTCCTTAGGGGCATAGGTGCGGGCCTTACGCACGGGCTTGGCCGGCTCAGGCTTGATTTCTTCCGTCACCTCGACAGGTGCGGGCTTCTCCACGGCAACCGCCACAACAGCTTTGCCGCTACCAACCAAAAGGTTCGCGTCAGCTTCACTCACCTCGATAAAGGAGCCGGCCGAAACCGGCTCCCCCGAGACCATGACTTGACGCAGGATCTCGACCCTCATAATCAGGTGCCGTAGCAGAAGGCGCCAGGCTGCTTAACAGCCACATCCACATCCTGCAGCGCGATCACGCGAACGGTGCCAGCAGTGGCACCAGCGTAAGGATCAACAGTCAGATCCAGACCGCTCCACATGCCCATGATCATCATGGAGAAGTCGCCGAACAGAGCGTCGTTGTTGGTGAGCTGGTTCGACACAACAGCGGGATAGCCGTTGATCTCACCGTCCTCAAACACGAAGCCAGCGGCCACAGCAGAAGCAGACTTGGCAGTCGACTTCAGGGCACCGCGAGCAGCAGCGTTAATGATGTAACGCAGGCTGCCGGCATCAGCGTTAGCAGAGGCCACATCGGTTTCCATACCGATGTACTCCTCGAAGGTGCCGTAGGTGGTGATGGTCTGGCTACCAATACCGGTGGTGTTGGTCAGGCCCAGAGGCTGGTTGCTGGAGCCAGTGCCGTAGATAGCAGCGCGGTCAAGCTCAAGAGCAATCACGCGAGCCAGATCGTTGCGGATCATGCCCTCAACGTCAATCGAGGACTGAAGCAGCAGACGACGGCTGTAGTCGACATAAGCACCCACAGTCTTGGGGGTCATGTTGACCTGATCGATTGCCTGCTGGCTTTCGGTCGGGCTGCTGTTTTCACCCACCCAGTAGGCAGTAGCAGCGGAAGTCTGACGGGGGATGCTGATGTTGCCCTGCAGGCCAGTCAGCATGGTCACGCCAGCCTGGGCCAGTGCCAGACGGTTGCGCAGCAGGTCGATGAACGAACCAGCCAGCAGCTCATCAGCAACCAGGTTGCCACCAGCAGTGGGGGTGCCCACCACCAGATCGCGACGCAGCACTTCGTTGGGAATCACGATGCCGTTGCTGGCACGCTCATACTTCTGAGCAGCAGCCTTGCCGACTTCGATTTCAAACTCAGCAGCGCGACGAGCCGAAGCATCACTGGGGTTAGCCAGATAATTCAGCGCACGAGCAAAGCTGAAAGAACGAGTCTCCTTATCGGAGAGGCCAACATCATTCGAGGTGATGTCAGCAGATCGGATGGGTTGTTCCACGGGTTGAGAGCCGAGTTTTTCAAGGACGGCGGCGCGGGCCTCATCGAGGGTGCGACCACCTTCGATCAGCTCACGAGCCAGGTCTTGCATCTGGTGCTTATCGCCCAGTGCGCTGATGGCGGCGATACGGGTACGCTCGGCCTCTGCGGCCTTGGACCGGATCACCTCCAGATCTGGAGTGTTTTCCATTTCAGGTTCAGGTGTTGGTGATGCGGCGGGGGCCGCTTGAATCACGGTCTCATCATTTAGAGACCTGCCAATTCCAATCGTAGGATCAGCAGGTATAGAGACCACGCTGACTTCATATGGCGACCATCTGGTAGCCACGAAGTCACCGCCTCGTTCTTCCATCTTGTCGATGGAATAACCGAAGCTGATGCCGCGCAAAATATTATCGCGGACATCAGCAAGAATTTCCTGGGCAAACTTGTTCCGCGAGAAGCGCACCTTGGCGTAACCACGCTTCTTCTCGCCATCTACCCAAGCGCGCTCTACAACGCCAACAACACGATCGGGATCGTGGTTAAACAGCAATGGCGCACCGTCATTCAAGCGGCCAAGATCAGCCGCATCCATTTCGTGGCTCAGCACTTCGTTACCGAAGTAGCGCATCACCGGATACTCAGAGCTGAACGGAAATTCAAAGCTCCGATCATCAACAGCACGGAACTGAACGCTCTCAGTCCGTTGATACTTGCCTTCCAGCGAGCGATCACCAATCGGCTGGATCTTGGTCAACGTGCTAAAGCGATGGCCGACCATCGTCTCAGTCGCCTCGCCATCGCGATAAATGCGAATCAGAGCAGCCGGATCCTCTTCAGTGGCATCAATACTGAACTCGGTGCCAGGGACACCAAGCGTACCCTCACGCATCACATGCTCAATCCGACCGCGAGCGCGACCGCCCGAGCTGTCCCAAGAAACAAAATCGCCCTCCTTCAAGGCATCAGGAGCAGCACGTTCTGCCTTCACAGCATCACCCTCAATTTGCTCTACTTTAGAGCGTTCACCTGTTGCTTCTTCAAATTCAAGCGGGTCATACTCACGCTCGCTCAGCCAAGCACGAGCTTCAGCAGCAGTGAATTCGCTCAGCTTGAAGCGAATTGCTTGCAACTCAGCGCCAGACTCGCCTTCTTTGATCCCGAAGATAAAGTCCACACCTTTGCCGCCTGCATCATTACGCCGGCGGAAGCGGTCATACTGCCCTGGATCGCGTAGCCGAGCTGCATGCTCATTCGGATAAGGGCGACCCTCTTCCATTTCAGGTTGCTCTAACATCAGCCGCTCAGGAATGATCCAGAACTTGCAAACGCCTTCAGGAGCAATATCACCGCTAACGATTTCGCAAGCGCGCGGTCCGGCATAAAACGCGCAATTCGCGCACACCATCCCATCCTCAGCGAATGGGCTTTCGGCCATGTAATGCGAACCATGCGGCCCTGCATCCTGACCAAACTGCCCAAGCTCCTCAGCAATTTCTTCAAATGCCTCATACAACTGCACCTGTGGCGCAGTTAAATCAGGCGTCAACTCACGGTCAGAGTCCATACGAGCCACAAGTGCATCACTCCATGTTTTACCTGGGTCACCTCCCCAGGCTGCCCATGCCACCCTCCCTGGCGATGGATATCCTTCCTCCCCGGGGCTGAATCCCTGGCCCTGCTTATCCACCTCATGACGAGCAAACCATGCGCTCATCGTGCGGATGGTTTCATCACTTAGCTCTTCACCACTCAAAATCTGACCGGCACGCCGAGCAGCAACTTCAGTGCCACCCTTCCGGCCTTCCTCTTTCCAAGCGCGGTAACGTCGCGCCTCCTCCTTCATCCCATCAGTCGGTATCGCGCCCATTACTTCTTCCTCCGGCTACGGGTTGGTGCAGGCGGCTCTTCCGCCGGCATCGGCTCATCAGCAGCAAGCATTGGCTGCTCAATAATGTCGCGATCAAGTTCAACACCCAAACGCTCAGCCGCCTGCTGTTCCCTCGCAAGCTCAGCCAGGTTTTCATCGAAATCGCCGCCAAGCTTCGCCACAATCTGCGCCTTGGTCATGTAACCCGCCTGCTCCATTTCGCGGTAAGCCTTCACTTCCTTCAGCGGATCAACCCAATCCCACCCGCGTGCCATCCAACGCGGTGTGTCATAACGCTCAGGGCGCGTCTCAAAATCATCGAATGGCAGCTCACCAGACAACACCGCAAGCGACAGCCACTCACGGAATACCCGCATGTGAAAGTGCTCAATCAAATACGACTGCACCACCTTCCAGTGCTCGCGATCCTCAAGCAGTGACAACCTGCTGCTCGAATAATTCGTATCACTGAAGTCACGGCTCAATGTCTCATACGAACAACCGAAGCCGCTAGCAAACCTGCGCACTTTATTGCGCACAAACATTTCATACTGCTGATCCGGCGAGTCAATATTCGGCACCGTGACGTTTTCGCCCGGCATCAAATACTTGAACATGCCAGGCTCAAACTCACTTATGCGACGTTCGTTTTCAATATCGTCAGCAGTAAGTTCACCTTCTTGGTTGGTAATAAAGCCCATCACACTGGCGCCAGCGCGCGCTCTAATCACCGCTGCTTCTTCATATCCCTGAAGCTGATGAGCATCCGTCATCACAGGGTGGAACCACGGCACGCCACGATGTTGTTGCGGCCTCTCGGGGATAAACAAATGGATCACATCTTCCGCAGGCAGGAAGACATGCTTTTCATTTCGATTCGAGGCATTCTGGAACCAGTAGTCACCTGGATGGCGCGTGAGGAAGGCGTACCGCACAGGGCGGCCCCATTCATTAACCTCCACGCCCATCCGCCATTCGTTCCCATTGGCGAGGGTTGGGCCTTGATACTCCTCATCCAGGTAATCAGCCTCAAGCATCTGGAGCGCCAATGGCACCCTGCTGCCACCGAACGACCGACGCACAATCCTGAACAGAGCCTCCCCTGACTCAGGCAGGGCGCCAACAGCTAACCACTCCATTACGTGGAAGCTATGGCGCCCCGCAACATCACAATGCTGCGCGCGGCACCATGATGCCCACTTCTGCTCAATCAGCGCGTTGATCCGCTCATCACGGCGATTACCACGCAGCGCTGCAACCTGCGATTGAATCTTGATGCCAGCGCCGACAACATTGATCTGCGTCGTCCGCTTTGCCTGCTTGGCGTACGGATTGTTCCGCACCATCTCGCGGCTGCGATCACGCAGCTTGCGCAGACTGGTGCGAATCTCAGCATCAGCACTAGCCTGCGTCGCCATCCAGTCGCTGGTCAAGCGACTGATAATCGCGCCTGCATAATTACGGCGCCTCACGGGCGGCATCGCCTTCGGTACGGGCTGAAGACCGAAGCGTTGCAAAATCGCAGTACGGATGCCCATCAGCCTTGGTTGAAGCGGACGTAAAGGTTGTTCGGATCGCCCAGACCTGATGCGATCAACTTCGCTTTATTCTCGCGTGCCACTACCGCTTTCAACCTTGACTCCAACGCAAGTAGCTCAGTCAGGTCATACCGCTTCAGCGAACGATTACCGATTCGATACTCCTGCGTCGCGCCACCGGTCATCAGTGACCGAATAGCAGCCTGAACAGCGTCCAGATCTTTCTGAGATTGGGTGCGACCGTCAAACGCACCAGGCACACCCGCATATGCAAGCGATGCCTGAACCTCGATCTGACCTCTGCTGTACTCGGTGACTGCACCACCACTAACTGCAGTCAGCAATGCCTGGAAATACCAGTTCGGGCTCGCGTCCATTGCTGCACTAGTCGCAGCAGGCAAGGTCACCTTCCATCCGTTCTCATACGCAACACCAGTCGCGCTAGCCCCCTCGCCGGCCGTATTTAACCGGAAATAATACGTTAAATTATGAGTAGCATTGGTAACATCATTGCCAAAAATATCCGTAGTCGCGGCATCGATCCACACCACGTCCACGCCTGCAGTAATGGACGAAGGGATCCCCATCAGATGCCTATCTCCCTGTTCTTCGTCACTTTAGCGCCGATCCTTACCACTGTTTAACGAAACTCCGCTTTGGTGCCGTCCGCGCAGCAGCACGCTTCGGCTTGTCCTCATCCTTTCGCTCAAGCTGATCCCATATCGTTCTTCTGTCCATCTTCTGGTACAGACGATGCAATGCCGCATACGCATAGTTCATCTCGTCCAGTGCTTCGTTGGGGGACTGGCTCTTCTTTACCCACACCCGCTCGGGATATCCGTTCCTAAAACGCAAAATCTGTTTCTCCGCTGTCAACTCCTCGAAGTAGTCAGCGCCAATCGTCGGGAAGAAATGCAAATATCCCGGCCCAGGTTCGTTGTGCTTCAACCGTCCGAACAACAGCGACTTGACCGTATCAACGCCAACCGGGAACAACTGTGCGCCTTTTTTTAGCGCTCGACCCTTGTAGTCCACATCCACCTTCGACGCCTTGCCCAGCGGTGGCTTACCCTTCTGCGACATACCCTTGATCGCAATCACACCCATTGCCGCGCGCTCACGGCTGTATTGATAAACCTCCTGGGTGTGGTGACCACCAGAATCGATCGCGCAGCACAACACCTTCATCTCTTCGCCAGCCTCATTCACATAAGGCTTCTGCAGAATCTCATCGAGCTGTTTCCACACCTCTGGCCTAGACGGGCTGCCATAAATCTTCACGCGATCAATCAGCCACCCCTCCTCCTCGCGGCCCCAACCCCACACGCTCAGACTGAGTCGGTCGTCCTGCACGTCGCAGCCGATCGTCAGCGCCAACGCGCTCACTGGCGGCACATATTGCTCATACTCCTCATCAGCAGCGCGTTCCAGCAACGAATCAGCGCCAATCTTGGACGCATACTCGTCCTCCCACGTCTCGCCCAACACCGTATTAACGAACGTCTTCAACTGCTCTGCATCGTTCTTCGCGTCTAAAAACTCCTCCACCAAATTCGGCCACGTCGCATTCGGGCTGTAGCTATACGCCGCCCAAATATGAAACCCAACGTGCTTTCCATTTCCTGGTGCAGTAGCGCGCCACTCGCCGCGCTCTACCATCCAACGCTTTTTAGAATGTGGAATTATTACACCGCATGACTCGCAGCAATACCCCGCTGTGCTCGGGTCGCCATCAGTCCATCGAATGT